GTACTCATAAATACTCCATGATACTAAAAGTATTACATCTAGAGTATTCTGCTAATCAATTTAAGTAATAATTAAAGATGATATCTCATATTCATTTTTTTGAACATCTATTAAATAGTCATACCCAATATCATGATTGTGTTCAATAATTAATACCTTCCTGACACGTTGCTTAATAGAATCGAGTATACTGATAAATTCATCTACACTATCTTCGGTAAGTTTACCCATTACCTCATCAAGTAAGAAGATTGTTGGCTTAGACTTAGCATTAATTTGATTAAGTGCAAACTTTAAGCATACCGATGCAAATGTTCTTTCTTTACCTGAACCAGAAATAGCATCAATTGTTGTTTTTAAATCACCATAAGTTAGTTTTAATTTTAAATCACTATCATCCAACCATATATCAAATTCAACACCTTCCAATAGATTCTTGGCTTCGTTATTAATCTTAGGTATAGCATAGCTTTTTAACAATTGAGATGGTATACCATCTCTATGGATACACTGCTTATAGATTTTATGAATATTATCATGTTTCTCTTGTTCTTCAAAATCAATAATAAGCATTTCATTGTCTTCTATTTTCTCGATAATATCACTATGTATTGATTTCTGACCATACAAACTATCATTCAGATTTTGTAGTTCAGTATTTAAATCTTCAACTCTTTGCTTCGCTTTTTCAATACCAATTTCAATCTTCTTATTTTCCTCAATATTTCTTAATGAACTATTGTAAAGACTAATAGATTTATTGTGGTTTTCTATTTTAAGATTATTCATCTCAATTTGAGGATCAATCTTATCCAACTCAATAACTAACTCTTTTCTCTTCTCCACATCATTAATCTCATTCTGTATTTCACCGAGTTCGGATAATACACCATCTAAATCTAGATTTTTTTGCTCAATTAGATTTTCAAAAGTTTGCATATGTTTCTTATTCTCCGCAATTTCTGCAACGATTACCTCGATATTCGTTGCATTTGCTTTTATATCTTCGACAACTTGAAACATTTCCTTTTCTGTTTCTTTAACCTTCTCATCAATATGTTTCTTATGCTCATCATCCAATTCCTGACCACAAGTAACACAAGTTTTACTATTCTTTAACTCGCTGATGGTTTTCTTGTACTTAGCACCATCTTCCTTGAGTCTATAAATTATACCATTAATAGTCTCGATCTCTCTTTCCTTGTTATAGATGATTTGATTATGATCCTTTACTTCCGATTTTAGCTCATATTCCTTCTCTCTATGAGTTTCTTTCGCTTCAATCAATACTTTGTATCTCTCTTCATCGTAAGTCTCTTGTAGCTCACCTATAGCCTTTTCTAGCTTGTTCTTACGTAGGATATGGTCTTTATTATTGGCTTCTAAAACTTTTATATCATCTTTTACCTGATCGACATTTAAATTATAGATAGTATCATCAATCTTATTTAGTTTTTTTGTCAACTCAGTAATGTAATCATTACCTTTAGATATACGATTTTTAGCATCAGGAATTTCGGTATTACCTATGGTAGCAATTTTTTTATTAACCTCATCTCTCTCAACCTTTAATTTCTCAATCTCTTCCAGTGTTTTATCGATATTACAATAGACTCTTGGTTTAGAACTTGATGCTTGATCACTAAGATATTCTTTATATGCATTTAGTTTAGTATCAAATATATCTAAGCCACTATCATTTAGCAACGAATCAATGAATACCGAACGATCAGAAGATAAAACTTCATTTAATGTATCAGATGTAGTCATTACCACTCTCATAAAATTATCATAACTACCAATACCTCTTTCGATAATAGCTTGAGTAGAATCTCTGTCATCTTCAACCATATTTGACAATGAGTTATCATCTGAAAATTCTTCATCGGCACTTGATAATTTATAGTATTCTAGAGTCGTAGGTGCTCCCTTTAATTCACCCTGCTTATTATATTCAAGTGTTGTTATTCTTCTAACACCAAAGTACTGACCATTTATGTTAATAACTGCAGAACCAAGACAATATTTAGCACCATTACGATTGTTCACGTATCTACTATCACCAAATTTAACTCTACTCTCGGTTTCTCTAGTTTTATTATAGAGAATATAAGTGATTAGTTTCATGATGGTTGTTTTACCTGCAGTGTTAAGACCAGTAATCTGATATAGACCATCCTCCTCTTCCCAATTTATATCTAATTCTTCATAAGACATAAAGTTAATTCCCGATAGCTTAACAATACTCCATTGAATATTAGTTAGTTCATCTAATTCTATTCTAGATGCTATTTCATCGTCTAATTCAATAACACTTTCAATGGTTTCTTCATCAGTACCAATTCTTTCTAGATGATTTCTGAATATTTCATGTTGGGTACTCTGATCCAGAATATTCTCCAACTGCATATCATCGGCATCATCCATTTCTTCATCTTCAATGAAGTCATTCTTACTGGTAAGCATCTCAATATTATATTTTTCATTAAGATGCTCTTTTACTTTTCTTTCATTCTCTGTTGTTCTACCTTGAGGTAAAGTATTCCACACAACACGAACTCTATTATTTTTAGTTGGGTTCTCTAAATCGAGATCAAGTTCATCAAAATCGGTAAATGTGTTCACCGATACTGTATTATATGACCAATCATTCTTAATTTCAACAGTTTTAAATTCTTTTTTACTTATATCCCACAGTAAATAACCATGAAATTTACCATCCCCCTCTGCAAAATTTTGTTCTATTAGTGAACTAGAATATGCCTGAGTAGGAGATAATACCTGCTGTAGGTGAATATCACCAAACATTCCAATATCACCTTTGAAGTGTTTTGACTCAACAAGATTTTGATTATTAAACTCAAAATTGGTTGGGCTTACAGCACCTTGTATAGGATCGTGGAATAAATCAATTACTGTATTACCTTCGGTGGGTTTCTTTCTTTTATTCCAAGGAGAATTATTTTTTTCACCATGTTTCCAAACCGCCCATGTAATATTATCATCATCAAAAAAGCCAGTATCATTATAATAAATAACATTTGGATTCTTAATGGTTTGTACTATAGCTTCTATAGCATCAATTCTTTTTAATGATTTTTTTCTAATATCATGATTACCTCTAGTAATTCTAACTGGAGCAATATCAGCTAAATCATTTAAGAAATCTGCAGCAAGTATTGTTGCCTCTGGTTGTAGGTCAATATAATCATGAAATAGATCACCGACAATAACAATTCTATCAGGCTTCTTATTTTTTAAGTCTTTTACAAGTTTTTTAAAAACACTTTTATATTCTACATGTCTTGCAGGAGATTTACGGATATGAATATCCGCAATGTGGGAAATAATATTTACCATCTTACTAATTTTTTTGTTATTCTGTAAATATAGAATTAAATTTTCAATAAATCAAACATATTCAGAATCTAACATTTAAGGTAGTTCACTAAAACAATATTTTTTTATTGTACTCTTATCATCTCTAACTATACCATATTGATGTAATTTTCTATATAATGTTCTTTCGGATATGTTTAATATCTTGGATGCCTTATTTTTTGTTTTATATTTATTCAGAACATCTAATATATGGATTGCTAATTGTCTGTCTAAATCTAGTGATTTATCTTTTGATGCAACAACATTACAATTACCAGCATTTTTATTTAATAAACATCCATTACTCTTATCAACCCTTCCAAGTAAACTTATGTATTGGGTTTCATATTTTGATGCTTCAGACTTCTTTAATCCTTCTTTTAATATTTTATAACCAAAACCATCAATTTCTCTTAACTCTTCTATTTTATTTGAAACAACATCACTTCTCTCATTAAAATCCGTAACTCTTTCGGAACATCCCATACCAATATAAAATGGTTCATAGTTAAATTTATCTATTCCTATATCAATCTTCTCATTTTTTGTTAGATCAATATATGCATAGACATAATATCCATAATTTAGATAATGATCATCAGTAATAACTTCAGCATTTTCATACTCATATTCATCATTAAAATCAATTAAATTTATATTGAAATAACCTAATAATGCTTCCTCAATTAAATCATTAAACGTTATTTTATGTCCTTCTTTCTCTTCTAAATATTTTTTTATTTCTGACATCTTAATATATAGATTGTCAGAAATGTCATAATGAATTTGTTTCATAACATTTCTTTAATACTAAATACTGACAAATTCATTAAATGTCATATATTCTAAGAATTGGTATGATTATTACAATAATTCTAATAAATTAATTTAACAAAAAAAACAAAATAAAATGCTTACAAGAACAAACAACACACTTTTTGATGTATTATTTGATGATAGGAATAATACAAATGAAACATTCACACCAGCAAGTGATATCTATGAAACTGATAGTACTTATGATGTGAATCTAGCACTAGCAGGTTTTAAGAAAAAAGACATTACATTAAAAATAGAAGATAATAGTTTGATTATTTCAGGTGAACGTAAAAAAGATGAGAGTAAGAAATATAATCTTAGACAAAGTGCGTATGGTAAATTCAGAAAAGTCTATACGCTCCCAGAAGACATTAACTCTGATAAGATCACCGCCAAAATGGAAGATGGAATTCTACATATAGAAATCCCAAAAGATCAACTAAAATTAAAGAAAAGATTAATAGACATTAACTAATGAAGAGGGGGTTATTCCCCTCTTTTTTTCATTTTACTTTTATAATGACTAATTTTATTAGATACTTGTGATTCAGTTAAATTAAATTCAGTACCTATTTCTGAATAATTATAACCCTTCAATTTCATATCTACCATAGAAAATACACAATTATCACTAGTGGTCGAGAAATAAGATATGCTATCAGCATTTTCCCATGAAACATCTGGTCTACATGAATTATGAATTGAGAGTGTTTCAGAGTCTATGTTAATATCGTTATGAGATGTTTCATTTGGTGTTAAGCTATTTGAATATGTGCCATAGTTAGTCTCATACACATAGACTAATTTCTTCTTACGACTTTTATCGATCATATAGTTCTTAGCCACATTAATAACCCAAGTATTAAACTTGGATTTACTATTGTCGTAGGTAGGTAATTTCTCAAAAATCTTTATTGCTATTTCAGAAACATCATCTTCAAAATCATAATTTTTAGGATATTTTCTTTTTAGAAAATGTTCCAATGTTTTTTTATAATATTTGTAGAGTCTTGTTTGTGCTTTATTATCTCCTTTTTTAGTTTTTTCTATCAGCTCTAAAATATCTATTAGATTGCCACTCATATTTGCTACTGTACTTCCTTTGATTAAGGTAATCATCTGTAGTGAGTTGGGTTGCCCCACGTACTAATTCACGTACTTTATCCTCTCCTACATTTCTTCTTATTTCATCCAAATCCATTTTTCCTTTCAGTTTTACTATCTTCACTCTTTCACTTTTCGATCCATATATTGCCGACAATGTTTGAAATATTCTCATTGCATTAACATATGCATCGGGGTCTAACACTATAACAACGTTTGGTTTTCTTTCACTCAATAACGATACCATCCTTTTAGATAATGTTTTACCTAATTGTGGTGCTGCATTAACTAAACTAAACATTTCAAACACTCCTTCTACTATGTAAATAGTTGAATCCCAATTGATATAACCTTCATTAAACACTATCAAGTCTTTATCAACTTTAGGATTCATGTATGGAGGTTTTAACTGTTTCTTAAACGATCTTGCAACAAAGTAATTTACTATACCATCAATATCGTATGAAGGTATAATAACTCTACCTGCATATTTACCTTCGGTACAAAAACCAATCCTATATTTTAATAATTCATCTTTTGTGATTTTTCTTTCATTAACCATATACATATATGCATTAATATGTTCTTGGTTTTCATTGTCCATATCATGGAAAGAAATAAACTCTCTTGGGAGTTCAATAGTTAGATCAACAACTTCATCGACATCCTGTTTCTTTTCAAAAGAAGTAAATCTATCGTAATATGAACCAGCATAACTTTTGTAGAGATCGTAATCTGCTTTAGTTCCAAGTAAACGTATTAGTTTGGATAGATGACCTGAAAATTTTGGTTCTTCGCATTTCCAGCAATTAAACACTTCATCTTCGGTATTAATTTCAAGATTGTATTTGCCATCGGGCTGTCTTAATCCATCTCTTTGTTGACATTTCGGACAGTTCACTTTCAATTGTGGACTTTCTAGATGTCCTTGGACATCCCCTTCAAAAATGCTATATATGATACCGTGAAACTGCTTTCCCTTTAACATGTATCAAATATACAATAAAAAAAGGTCTCCGTCAAGGAGACCTTTATAATAAAAATACAACACTATATAATAATTTACTTAACCTCTGGAAATATTTCCATTATTTTCTTAACAACATAAGCTACACGAACATCAGGATTTGGAGTACGATTTTTATTCTTACCTCGCATCTGATTATCCATTTCAACTAAAAACCCTCGAAGCTTGCTAATTCTAGTACCATCTAATTTTGATGCATTTGTTGTCGGTGCAGTTGACAGAGCACTTGACGGAGCATTCTTAGACTCAAATAATTTTTTGTAGTCTTCCTTAGCTTGTTTAGCCTCACTCATTGCTTTAGATAAATCACTTTTCAATTTCTCATTTTCATCGGTAACCGCATCAAGTTGTGACTCAATCCAACTATCACCCTTTTGAGTTTCAAGTATTGCAACTCTATCAGTAACAATTTTTTTATCGTTAGTTTTTAATTCAATCCCTTTTAATAGCTCATCAACACGTTGTTTAGCTTTACTCTCTTTTTCTTTTTGTTCTTTAGTTTTTCTAGGCATAATCTTTAATTTTAAATAAACTCATTTTTATTTTCTTTCAATAACTTAATATTGTTTTCAACTCTCTCACATTCAGTGATGAATCTCATTTCATGTTCAAGTGTAAACTCAAACCATTCTCCCACTTTTTTTTCTGGAGAATACATACTATGAAAGTACTTTTCTATTTGATTATAGTGTTCACTCTCATATTTATTTTTCAACACCAGCTTCTCACCGTTGCCTGTTTGTAATTGTTTTAGTCTTTTTTCTGGATTTTTTGATACACCAACTTTATAGATACCACTTTCTTCAGAAAATATTAAATAAACAAATTTTATCAACTGCCATATACTTTAGCATAATCATTATCAAGTAGCCATTGATTTAAATTTACTAATCCATCGGCATCGATAGACTCAGTAATTAATTTAGACCCTAAATATTCATTTGGAACTAATATATCTGCAATGTACCTTCCATATTTACCAGTTTTATCTTTTTCTGTTTTAATAAAAATGATCTTATCTAGAAGAATCTCTCTAACTATATCTCTTACAACTAGACCTGCTTCTCTTTCCTCACCTCTTAACTCTGGTGTGTCAATACCTGCAAATCTAACCCTAATCGTCATTTTAGTCTCAAATCCAAGATCGACTTCACACGTAATAGTATCACCATCATATGCTTTAATCACTTTTGCTTTATATTTATATAATTCCACTATATTAACTCATAAACTTTAAGACCTGCATATCCCACAGCATATGCATCTGACATATCATAGGAAGAGTCTTTGATAGTGTTATTTCTAGTATAGAACCATTCGATTTGAGGTTGTAATTTCTCAACCTTCTGTCTAATATATTCTTTCTTTTCCATATTTTTCCAACCTTTAGGAAATGAAAGGGTTTTTTTAATAGTACCATCTCTTTTCTTAGTTTCCTTTATAAACTCAGGACAAAAAATACATCTGGAGTCGTAGACACTTATCTTTTTAGGTATGATATTAAATATCTCATATATTTTGTAACATGCAATACCGTTAAACCCTAATAACATCGCTGTGGTGTTAATATTCTTCGGTGTGTTACTAAGAGGTGCTTCAATGAAAACATCTTCAACTGTACCCTTTAAATCCTCTTCTATATATGATCTATATTTTACAAGATAATCTCTAAGTAGATTTGCTTTATAAATGTATCTGTCTTCGGCTTGAATTTTTCTATCGATCTTAAGTTCTAAATGCTTTAATTCGACTAATTTACCATCAGAATTCCAAACTGCCATTCCAACGTTGGTTGTTGACACATCGAGTGATATATAATATGAATCCATTAAGCTACGTCATCCAAATTTTCAATTAATTTTTGTATGGTTTTAGGATCATTTAAATACACTTTAATTAAATCCTCGATGACACCACCTATTTTCAAACTCTTCCCTTTACAGAATGTCTTAAATTCACCATGTACATCTGCATTAATAATAACAGATTTTGACTTTTGATTTGTCATTGTAGTTACATTTGTCATTCTAATTTTATTTACGATAATTTTATTTTATAATAAATACTAAAAAAATAAAAAAAAGAATAAAAATTTATAAAATACTTGACTTTTATAAATTTATTTGCAAAGGAGTGAGTCTAATAAGACTCCATTTACTTTTTCAAAAAGATTGGCATCTTTTTCGAATTGTCTATCATTGTACTTAACTAAACCAGCAATGATAGTGTCATTTTTATATTTATAGATATTATGTCTTGTATCCAAAATTTCTAAATCACCAGATTCATATTGTATAATATGTCCTGCTTCATGCAATAACACACTATTAATATTTTCTGGTTCGATATCTGGAGCTAATAATATTAGATATGTATGATCATAATATAGGTTAGGATAGATTAGAGCACGTAATCTAAGGTTATTACCTACGTTTCTATTTATCCCTTCAGGTAGTTCATTTATAATAATCGTTATTTGATCATATTTTAATATATCACTAACAATCATTTTTACTGTGTTATTAATTGGATAGAATGTATTATTTTCAATAATAATATATTCAGGTGATTTAGATTCAAAATTTTCTAATCTCTCAATTATAGATTCTTGTTTTTTAAAGAAAAATATACCACAAAATCCTCCCAATACTAAAAATATTATCAATAGGGTAAGTGAATATAATTTAAATTTGCTCATAATTAAAAATCTACACCAAAAACTATGCTACGTGCAACATTATTATCTTTTTTTATTGGGAAATTAAGTTTTCCTTTTGCAACTTGAATACCGTTATCATCATATATTGCCACCTCTGTTATGTATACAGGCTCACTACCATTCCAAGTTGGATTAGTGCTAGTATTGAATTCACCTAACTGTAAATTAATTGGTATATCAGTTGAGTATACTCTGGCAACAATATCTGTACTGACTGTACCGAAGAAAATACTTTCTTCACCGAATGATAAATTTTCATTGGTTTCTTGACTTTGTGTTGGGTAATTCAAATAATCTAAATCATATATATCACCAAGAGTTTCATTACTAATGTCAACACTATAAGTCGATGCAACTAAATCTTCTGGATTAATTCTATCACCAACAGTATGATTTAAAATCTGATCGGTTACATCATATTTTCTCCATTCATTAGAGTCTGGTTTTATATTTACATTGTTATCTGTTATACCGTCTTGTACTTGTATTAAAACATTAAACTTTGTGGCTGTAAATCCTTCTCCATTAGTCATTGATTGGTTAGCCATAAATGGAAAATCAGTCTCAGCATCAAAATATATTCCTACTTTTTTTGCAGTAAGAACATCAGTTGTTAATCTTTTTATATATCTACAATGTAATGCAGTACTAAACCCATAATCTGTTGATGTTGAATAAGGTTCGTTTTCAAATTGATATGTTATAAATATTGTTTTTCCTGTTGCCATTTTAATTGGTTTTATTATAAATACAGAACATTTATTATATTGTTGTTCCAGTTGTTGTGGTAGTTGTAACTGGTTCACATAATGTAAAATTAAAGTTAGCACTAGCAGATGGTAATGTCCAATTACGGTTTGATTTATATGATAGAGCAGCTAATAACTCTTGGTCTTCAATCACAAATAACTTTAACGCTGGAAATACTTTACCTACGACAATGGGTGTTTCACCATTATCTATTAAATTAAAATATCTAGTTTCTAGATCAGGATAGATACCCTCACTAGAAAAATCCGTTCTAATTTCTAATCTATCGGTTGATAATGTGTTATTATACCACATAACATGAGGTATAGTAAGTTTTGGTAATCTACTATCAATATCTTCTTCAAACCAAAAACCCTCACCGTAAATATTTGCAGGGGATAAATTAGTATAATGTATTACACCTATATTTTCATATAAAGGGTCTAATCTTTCTATATATTGTATAAAACCAACAAAATCATTACTTGGTAATTCACTGAATTTTTTGTCCGTACTCTGTACACCTTCAATTTCACTACCATGTATAATTACCATATTCCAAACAGGTATTTTAATTGTTGGAGTATCATAATTCTCATAAAAAGAAAATAGAAAATCAATTGTATTACCTTCACCATAAAAACTTTGCACTGCATCACCTTCGGTAAATACATTATTATTATTTGGGTATATTAATACTCTAGAAGTACCAACTCCATTACCATTAAAATCAGGTAAATCTCTATCAAGAGTAACATTTAAATTATCACCTGCTAATGTACCACTATTAACGGTTATTATTTTATATGTTAATTGGACTATGTTATTTGTACCTTCTAAATTACTAGCAGTTTCACCTGTATATTCAGGACTTGACCATTTTATAAATAAATAATCCCCTGCTACTGGTTCGTTACCATTACTACCATAGTCATCTGCTTGGATTAAAGTTAATTCTTTATCACCAGAAACTGTTGAATTATCAATAGCAGCACTTGATTGTTTGACATGTAGTGGATCGTTAAAATATGTATTATTAGTAATGTCATATACACCTCTAGGTTGTATGGTATTACTTACTGTTGTTACTTCATTATCAATTGGTGTTCTTAAATCATTTATACTTTCTTCTGTAGGTCTTTTAAGTATAAAACTAGTTATATCAGGATCATCTGAAAATGGTCTTAATAATGTAGTATCTTCTGGATTAAAATCTGGGTTTTCTCTAATAAAATTATAATTAATTTCACTATCACCAATAGCAAATTTACTAAAATTTAGTTCACCTTTAGCCATTAGGTCACGACCAGCATTGGTTAATTTAATTGATAATACAGTTTGGTCTATTATAAATGACATCTTTATTATTAAATACTAACTATTGTTATTTTAAAATTGTTGTTCTATACCTCATCCGTAGTTGTAGTAGTAACTGGTGCACATGGTTCTAAATTAAATGCCACGCTTGCAGGTGGTAGTGTCCAGTTACGATTTGACTTATATGTTAAAGCAGCTAATAACTCTTGGTCTTCAATCACAAATATTTTTAATGTTGGAAATACCTTACCCACAACCATTTCTTCCTCACCATTATCTACTAGATCAAAATATGGTATATTTAAATCGGGGTATTCATCTAAACTTGAATATTTTGATGTTAATTCTAATGTATCACCACTTAGTGTATTATTATACCACATGACATGAGGTATTGTAAGTCTTGGTAGTTTTTCACTATCATCTTCAAGATAGAATAACTCTTCACCATAATCATGAGCAGGTGATAAGTTAGTATAGTGTATTATACCTATATTTTCAACTATGGGTTCTAATCTTTCAATATAGTTTACAAAACCGACAAAACCTCTAGTTGGTAATTGACTGAATTTTTCATAACCCTTTTGTACTCCAGCTATTTCTCTACTATGAACAATACTCATATTCCACACAGGTACTTCTATAGTTGGTCTTGTGAAGTTTTCTTGGAATGTTAACACCTGTTCACTAACAAAATCACTTACAAATGGTGCACCATAATATGTTTGTATTGAATCCCCTAAAGTATCTCTGTCATTATTATTTGGATATATTAATACCCTACTGCTACCAGTATCTCCATTGAAATTAGGTAAGTTCCTATCAACAATTACTTCTAAACTACCATCGTCTAAATCACCATTGATAATTGATATGATCTTATATGTTAATTGAATAATGCTGTTACCACCTTCCAAATTATCATTCAAATTACCAGTATAATCAGGGTTAGACCATCTTATAAATAAATAATCACCTTCAACTGGTTTAGGTCTACCTACAATATAGGTAGCACCTGTATTTAATATTAATTGCTTACCACCGTTTACTGTTGCATTATCTACTGTAACGTTTGCTTCTTTTACGTGTTGTTCATCGCTATTAAACTCATTGTTATTATTAAAAATGCCTTTAGATTCAATGTTTTTACTTTTTAATGTTAATATAGTATTAACTGGTTGTTCTATAGTATTTAATGTTTCTGCCGAAGGTGATCTTAAAATAAAACTTGTTACTCTAGGTTCATTGTCATTTGGTCTTAGCACCGAAGCATCATCAGGATCGACATTAGGATTGTTTCTAATGAAATTATAATCAATTTCACTATCACCAATAGCAAATTTATTAAATTTAAGTTCACCTCTAGATAGAAGATCACGACCAGCATTGGTTAGTTTTATGTATAATACAGTTTGGTCTATTATAAATGACATAGTTCAATTTTCATATAAATACTTTATAATTTATTTACTAATTTACTATAATTATCAGATGTATCAAGTATATTATCTACATAGTATTTACTGCAATATTTTTCACTAACATGATCATATTTACCATCGAAAGGATTTTTATTGGTAAATTTTACCTTATTGAATAAATCCTCCTGATCAAATACACCTGCATTATGAAAAATTTTATGGTCATTTAACCTATCTATCTCAGTTGTAGCCCAATTGAAACTTAGTTCATTCCATATTTTAGTTCTATGTCCAAAATACCAAGCATTCCATAATACAGCCCACATTTCAGCAGTCCATTTTTGTATTGGGAATTTAGGATTGTATTTATCACTCGTTTTATCCATATGTGTATATAATTTTTCACTATCTTCCTCAACCTTATTCCAAAATTTATAATCGGTATTTTTGATAATATATTGAGCACCACCAGCTTCTCTATCATTAGCTTCTACAATATCAGATGAAATACCTACAATATCACACATTTCCTTAAATAATTCATTACTTTTGCTTTTGATGTATTTAGAATCTAAATATGATTTGGTATCACTTATATACCACACATCATTATTAATAATAGAGCCATTAAATTCTGGTTTTTCAGAAAATAGAACATCTGGGTCTAGATAGAAAAAAACATCACCTTGTTCTGGATACATTCTTAAAAACTTTTTCATGACGTGTGCTGTTACTGATGGACTATATGAAGTTGATTTTCTATCGTCATTAAATGTATGTATTTCAACACCAGTTTCTTTTTCGATATATCCTAGATATTTACTTTTTCTTTTATTTGTTTTAGCAACGACATATATTAAATCATCCAACATACCCATTTCTTTAAAGTTATGAATTTGGACTAACATTTGCCATCTATAATATTTATTATCACTTGTTGCTACAATATATTTCATATATTACATATTTAAACTTAAAAACTACCACCAATATTTGACTGTAAACCACCTACAATTGCAGTATAAGTTTCACATTCATCAGGAGCATTAAATCTAGGGGTAAATCTCACTTGCACTTCAGAATCCACATTACCAGTACTTACTTCAATTTGAAAGTTATTAGTATCACCTATTTGATCTATACTAATTAGTGATAATCCACCACCACCTACTGTAGGTAAAATACCTGCGGTTACTTCATATTGATCCAAATTAATAAGGTTACTTACTGTGACTAAAACACCATAATTTATAGTGACACCTTCTACTGAACTGAATCCTTCAACTATACTTACTGATACACTATTGTTATCAGGACATCTAGTTATGATTTCTCTAATCCCAAATTTAGTGGCAGTATAACTTATTCTATCTGTTTCTTGGAAAGTACCGTTAATATTTGTTTCAATAACTAATTCCACAGTACCAGTAGCTGTTAAAGAATTATCTATCTCATCAATTATTAAATCATAAGTATATAACACTGTACTATTACTAATATTATCTCTAGTTAATAAATCACCATCAGTATATGTTGTTTTTATTGTTACATTTTGACTATCAACAAAATTTTGAATTCCTATTGAAGTGGCATTAACCAGACTACTTGTCTCTAGTCGAATTCTATATTCCATACCAGATGAAACATCGTTTACCATAAAAACAGTAAATTCGGTAAATGTTATTTCTATATTAGCAATACCATTGTCACTTGGTATTTGACTAAAGAAAATAACTGGTTCACTCGGTGGTGCAGTGGTCGGTGGTGCAGTGGTTGGTGGTGCAGTGGTCGGTGGTGCAGTAGTTGTAACAGATAGTGCACTTGCTTTAACTAATGTATCAGACCCTTGGTCAAAATAATATAATGGTGTTAATGAATCGTCATATTCTAATGTAATACCACCACTATATACTTCACCAACTGAATCAAACAAAGTATTGGTGTATTCGAGTGTTCTTGATGAATCACCTGCTTCAAATATTACTTGATTTGTGATGAAATTAGTTTTATTTCCAAAAATGAATCTTTGATTAATTGCAAGTTGACTATTTGAAATACCAAACCTTTGAATTCTAGAAGATACTGTTGATAATTGAACATCATCAAAGCTTTGTCTGACCAATATAGGTGTTACACCATTAATTATACTTACTTCTAGACTTCCTTGTGCTATAAATTCATGAGTACTATTAGCAGGAATATCAACATCATCATAAGTAACTCCAATACTATTTTTACTAATAATTCCAACACGTTTACTAGCACCTACAGGTGTAAATGATGATAACATTCTTGTTAAATTATCTAAAGCCAATCTTAAATCAATTAATAGTGTTGGATTTACTACACTTCTAATTTCATTTCTTCCGTTAGTAGCTGTTACACTAAAATCAATTGTAATATTGTAAGTATTGTCATTATTATCTATAACAAAGACATCTGTATTATTTAGTTGAAATTGTACTTGTCCAGCATTAATAACACCACTACCTCTATTAATACGACCCAATGATCTTTCACCAATACCAAACAAATTATTATCAACCCCACCAAATGCAATAAAAGTCAATGCATTTTCTGATAGAGTTATTTCATTACTCGTTGTGGTAGTTGGAGCTGGTCGCAGTATACCCTTTTTTAATTTTACAATAAATCCCATTTATAAAATTTTATAATTAATTATAAATACTATGTCTTTGTGAAAAAGATATAATATTTATAAATACTTTTAATAACTTATTTTTAAAACATCAGTGAACAGCCTACTCACACAAAAGTAATTCATCACTTTTACACTCTCTTATATTAAAAAAGGAAACTATCGTCAATTACTTTAAATTTTTTAAGAGAAACCACCACCACTATCAGAGGAAATTTGTATTGGAATTTCTATTCTTTCTTCAATACAATTACTTGGTGCAATATTAGTTATAGGTATAAAATCAACTAAAATTAATGCTTCTACGTCACCTTCACTAGAATTAACATCAAATTCAATCCAATTATTACTAGCTACATATTGTGAACCTATAAATGATATTTCACCTGCATTAATACCTTCAGTAATTTCGAGAGCTGCAACAATTTGATAGTCATTTGGATCAATACCTAAATTATCTAAAATAATAACACCACCATATGACATTGTTACTGCACCAAGGGCTGTTGTTAATACTCCAGTTGAAGTTGTTAATGTTGATATACATGCAGGTTCTGGTTCAGGTGGTCTAGTTCCAAACGTAGTATTAGGTGCTACTGTTGAAGTTGTTGCAGTCGTTGTAGTAGTTGGTGCAGTTGTTGTGGTCGTAGTAGTTGTGGTCGTAGTAGTCGTAGTTGTACTATTTACTGTAGTAGTAGGAATAGATACCTCATTACATTGAATTGAATTAAAGATGGCTCGATCCACTAATGAGTTATAAACACCATCTTTTTGAATGTTAATTAAATACAAGAAATCTTGAACTCTGAGAAGATACTCACTATCAGATAATAAACCCAATTGTTCTATAGTGATTGTTTCATATTGAACTGAAACATTATTGGCAACCACACCATTAAAACTATCTAATAGATTAAATTCTTCAACATCAGTATTGACTGTAGCTCCATTTGGTTGTGTTCCACTAACTTCTAATATATATTTTCTAGCTATTCCCATTTTTTTATTATATTAATTATCTATTTATAGATCAGCACTTGGATCACCAATACATATAAAATCATCAGACCACCTGTAATCTAAATCAGGTAGACTTCTAGTATATTCAGCACCATCAGTACCAATCCATTGTAGTCCTTCATCAAAATTAACGCCTCTAGGATATCTAAATTTTTGTCTAGTAAATGCAGTATTCCTAATTAAAATTCCACTTTTATTTAAAATTATTGTAGCTGGTAACAATTGATCAACAAACCTCTGAAAGAATGAATTATATTGATTAAGAAACGGATATAAATTTTTAATTGTATATCCATTACTTTGTAATGGGTCATTATCAGATAGAAAGCTTCTTCTAATATAATTATCATATATTGATACAACTGTTGGATAAAAACCACCTTTATTATCACTTACCGTTTTTCTTGTACGTGCATTTATTAGTCTTCTTTGGATTAACTCTAAATATTCTAAGAAACTCATATCTTGAATATCTGGGAATGTATCATCTGAAGGCAATAATGGAGGTGCAATACTGCCATCATCAATAATATAGTAAGCACTGATGATATCACCTAATTTAACACCTGCTGGTAAATAAATTTGTCTTTTATTCGCAGGATTTAAATTAAAATCCTTTCCATTTGTTAATGTTATACCATTAACAGTTATTTTAATTGCATTCACATCAAATGCAGCATAGTTCATTATATATACATATCTGTTAATACCACCATTAAAGAATATTTTATTACTATTTAGTGAATCAACTCTATGGGCTTCCGATTTTTTTGTTGCATTGGTTTCACCATCATCAGTAATATATGTTGTTCTTACCACACCACCGTTGGCAAGGTACATTTTTAAATCAGTATTTTGAACAATAACTTTTGTTTCAGCACCGCTATTGTCTAATATATAATCACCTGTGAATAAACTCGTTCCCTTAGTCATGGTTTTACCATCAACAATTAACTGAATATCACCCTTGGCATTCACACCACTCGGAAATGTTAATATTGAACCATCTACATTTACTTGAGGTCTATCTATTACATAGTTAACTGATGTATACCCAGTAACAGTACCACCATTAAAATTACTATAAAACTCGTCACTAATATATGATACACTAATTACATCTTTACCACTAGTACTTGCACTTGCAGGTATATTAGGGTTTATTTTAACGGCAGTAATTTTATTATCAACATTGATTACATATTCATAGTCATAATCTTGACCACCAGTAACACCCGTAGGTGGTGCTAATGTTATACCATTAAAACTCATTAATACTGCACTACCACTTAACGGTATATCTGGCAACTGAAACGTAAATGGATCATCAATATCAAGCTCTACGTTTACATAAATATATGGTCTAGTGATCGCACTTGATGTAATCGGATCATCAACTTCTTGGTTATAGCAAAATACATCGTATTCAATACCACGTGATGCATCTAATGTTGCATCAACTTCTTTTGTATTAATAATTAATTTACTATCAACTTGATAATAGTTGGGTGATGAGTAATGTACTCTATCAACTCTACCATCTTCTACCCATGACTTTTTATTATCAACAACTCTATTAACATTAAAACCAAGATTTCTATATAAATTAATATATGCTTGACCACCATCAGTATTACCAGATAATTGAAAATAAAAGTTATTATTTTCAGCAGGAGCAATTGGAAATCCTTGACTATTATATGGTAATGAAGCACTAGGTAAATCTTCTAGTTCTAATGTAACATTATCGGGGTTAATTTTACCGTCTACAGTATAAACATACTCAGTAATATTTACGAACGGTTCTGGAATACCAATAAGTCTAAATATTGATTTAATCGCATTTCGAGTACCTTTTGACTTCCAATAGTAATTAGTATTAATTAATATTCTTCTCCATAGTTCAATATCGATCTCGGCAGGAAGTAAATTATCATGGCTCTGTATGATTTCTGTTGAGAAGAAAGCATTAACAATATCAGACTCTTCAGTAATTGAAAATACATCCCATCCCATTGTTTCAGCTAAGTTTTTCACTAGCCTATCTGGAATGTTATCTATTTTATCATATGATGTTTTATTGATATTAACTAATGAATCAATAAATGTTTTAATTTCATCAAATTCACGACCATAAACTCTTAAAAGTTTTGTCATTCTACCGTCTTGGGTGGTATCATATAGTTTTAATGAAGATGGTGTAAGTAGTCTTGCAACTAAATCACTTTTAACTTCATCATATTTCTCACCTAATGCTATTAATGCATCACTAAATATATTAAATAAACCTGTTCCAATATCTGGGTTATATCCATCAAATGTAGTCCAAGTGAATAATTCATCGTCATAATTAATTTCACCTGTTTCACCTATACTAGGGTTTTTTATAATAAAATCAAAACCACTACTATCTGCTTTTCTATTGTCAATAATGTATTTTTCAAAATCAGATAATTTAGAAAGAAACTTATTATACTCAACAATTTTAGGTCTTAAATGAAAAGAATTTGTAACAACAGTACTACCACTAAGCCCATCGAAAACATTACCAGTAACTTTTATTTTTATATATGGGTTTGATTGACTATCACCTGTAAAACCGACCACTTCATGACTAAAATCATTATTGGCTGATTTTCTCCATATTATGTATCTGTTGGATGATAAATTAAGATTTCTTAATTCATTATCATTAGGAACACTAATATTACCTTTATCAAATACAATATCAAATGAATTGTTAACGTATGACGTTGGTATTCTAAATGTCGATGAATTGTCTATCGGATCGAAATTATAATCTATTGCAGTCACATTACCACCAACGTCAATTTGATTACTAACATATAAACTAGCTGGATATTTGTCAATTATATTTCTTAATGAAACACGCATGATTTCGCCAGCAGAACCAAATCTAGCGAAACCTTTAATATCTGAATAGTCTAAATTAAGTTTCACATTATTAGTGAAATTTAATAACATTTCAGAATCTTCGTTCGTAAGATTTAAACTTTCTAATGTAATAGGTGTAGCAAACGATGTTAATTCATTTGAGTAGTCACGCTCTCTTCTACCAGTGAAATTACTTTCAACGGAGAATCTACCCAACCTGAATACAGTTTGCGATGCCGAATTAGTAAAATTTCCACCAATTAAGTCACTGTCTTGACGACCATTTATAATTTTTACTCTACTCACTTATCTTTCGTTTTTTATAAATACTATTATGTGAAGATTATCCATCAACACTATCTGTTATATCACCAAAATCTTGAGAAGTGTCTATTGTTGGTCTTTCTTGTTTAACTTCAAATAACGAAACATTACCTATATCATCTTTAATTTCATATAGATCGAATTGCTTTAAGATTTGACGATTACCATTCGCATCTAGAGTATAATATGTTAGTATACCATTATCAACATCTTTAATTTGTTCACCACCTACATAGTCAACAATAGTGTCAATATCATTTTCCACAAATTCTACTTCAACAGTAACTGGATTAAAAGCAGTACTACTTAACAATATTGTTTGATCAGGATTACCAATAAACGGGTTTGCGTTCGGCTTAACATTAGACGATGAGGAAGGTGTTACTTGTAAGAATAAAAGACTACCTGCATCATCAAATCTATATCTTACAGATGATTGAGATGTATTACCAATATTCTCAGTTACAGGAACAACCTTATTAGAGGTTACAACGTATCTTGATACATTTCGAAGCTTAGTACCATCATCATTAATATATTCCACTCTATACCCTTGCAATGCGTTATTAGCAACTAGTTCGCTTGGTAATACATTAGAATCAATAACCAAGCCTTTAACATTTGGCAATGCAGATAGAACACCACAATCACTTAGCTGTAATCTAAATTTCTTCGGTCTTAAATATATTGTATATATACCTAATTGATTGAAAGTGGTTGCAGGTAAATTTAAATTATACAATCCTTCTAGTAGGTTTTCTTGACCACTAGCAGCTAGTTCATCATCTGATGGTAATGTAATTTCTTCGAGTAAATCATTAGGATCAACCCTAATAAAATCATTACTATTATTTGCTCTCGTTGATGAGAACGAGTAAAATACTTCAATATCATTTATTGATACATCTGCTGGTCTTATATTTCCAAAACTTCCTACTGACATTATATGTTATCTATTATGTTAAAGTTAGCACCACCTGCATAGAAATTAAGCTCACTTAAATTAGTAATGACTTTCAATCTATATTGTCTTTCAAATACACTCAGGGATTGTCTTATGATAAATACATCTCTTTTTACTTCTGGTCTACCAATAACATTACCCTTTCCAAAATCTTTTATTAGTGGTAGGTTAATAAAATCAGATGAACTAGTACCTTCAGCAGTAAATTCAAATACAGTTTCATCATATCCACCTTCCAAATATAAATCAGTGTATTTTATGCCACCAATATAGTAATTAACTATTGTATCAGCAGTTGATGTTGGTACATCAATACCATCATTATTAAGATTGCCACCAGTAAAATATCTATCCGATAAATCACCGTCTATACGGTACTTTCTCAACTCGTTTAATCTGCTACTACTGCTTCCTTTAACTAATCCCATAATTATTTTCTCATTATATCTCTATCATACTTCTCAATTAGATGATAGCTATCTGGAAACTCTTTTCTAACTTTATTTTTCAGCAATCCAATATTTTTACTATCAAATTTACTATCAAACCACATATGAGTATATTTACTTATATCAGAAGCCCTATTTAACCCATATTTAAGAACTAAATTATATGGTATTACATCATAAATTTTATATCCACTGTTTATTGCCAATAAATGTGCAGTTAATTCTTCCAATATCATTGTTTGTGAAATTACATTTTTCAATTTTCCATTATTAATAGCATGATAAACTTTATCAACTGCCACCATGTAATTTTCTTTCATTTCTGTTTTCATTCCAAACACACCACAACTAGAACAGCGACCATCATATTTTATTTTATTTAATGATAAACAGTCTTTTAGTGTATCAATATTATCATAATAAAAATTTCTTATAAAATTCTTATTTTCGGGTATTATGTCTTGGACAATCATACTGTATTTTGGATTATCAATATATTCTCTAAAATTATCGTTAAAAATAAACACATCGGAGTCCACATGTATTACATCACCATTCACTTTTTCCATCGCATCCAATTTATATTTATTCCAAAAATCAAATTTGTTTTTGTTCTCCATTAACACTATATTATCATAAGGTATATGCTTAATGAGCGAACGATGTGCTGATTGATTAGTGTACATAGTAACAGAACCATGATATTTTTTTAATGTCAAATAACTTAGTAAAAAACTATAAAAGTTTAATAGAGGATCATGTTTTTTATTTTTCATGTAAGGATTACCCTCTTCAAATTTTGCAAAAGACTGTATAATTTTCATTTATAATAAATTTTGTAAACCTATAGCATCTAAAAAAGTATTACCATAATTACCGTAGTATGAATAATAACCATATCCATAAAAACCACCATCGACAGCATCTAAAAATCCAATATCAAATTCTCTTTTTGTTAATGAAACTTTCATACTATAAGTAACACCTGTATTCGGTATTACTTGTATTTCATTTTCAGAAACTACTTCGGTTTTTGTTTCTAGTGTTATAGTTTTTTTTATAATTTCAGGCTGCATTATTATCTACTTAGATTTGCTTTTTTTCTCATAATTACTTTAATGTCTCTTTCTGGAAATTTTATCTCAAACATACTATCTTCGGTAGAATATATTGTCTGATTAATAAGTTGTATTTCACCAGTGGTAGAATTCCTTAATGCCTGTTCAACAGGATTTACTGAATATTGACCTCCAACTTTATTAAAAACAGAAATACTTAAAACATTTATTACTCCTTGTACATTATTAATTTGTTCAATTAACGGAGTGATAAAAATATCTTGATTCATCTGTTTCTCATTGATATCGAAAAAGCTAACAACACCTTGAATGATTGAGTTAGCAATCTGATTTTGGTTTTGGTTCGTAACAAATACTTCGATGTCAAATCCTAAATTAAATATACGACCATCTCTAATCTCAACATAATCATTAACCATTCTTAAATTAGATAGATATTCAGATATGTTAGATTTCAATAAGCTATTTGAAGTATTACTTAATTTTCCAGTAGAATCTAAACCAAGCATTGGAATAACAACTTTATTATTCTCTCTAAATGCATTTGCTCTGAATGGTGAACCATATCTACCACTTATTGAATATACGTGAAATAAATAATCAGTAATTGTTACTGCTCTATATTGAGATGAAAAATTATATTTAATTAAATTTCTTATTTGCTCAATACTTAATCCATCATTACCACCAATAGCTGGAATTGGATTATTAACACTGAAACTTCTTCTTACTTCTTGATTAAAGTCTTGTCTCGATCCACTAATATTTAATGTAAATGTACCTGTTTGAGTTAAAGTACCAGTACCCAAATTTGATTGAGAACCACCACCAGTTCTATATCTCACAAATAATGTACTCTCTCTTCTTAGTTTTTGACCTAAAGCACTGTTCTCCAAATAATTATCTAAAAATGCTCTATTACTAACACCAGCTTTTAAAAATCCTTCTTTAAATGCATCGGTCTCGGCATCACCACCACCGAACGTTAGTTCACAAAATCCATCATTGGTGTATTCCTTAATGAATTTCTGATTAACATCAATCCATAGTCCTGCTTTTAAACCAGTTTCGCCTGTTGTTGCAATATTAGTACCACCATTCGGATCATCAACAAATACCCTTTGTTGTGCTAAATAGTCAACCTCATAATATTTAAACTCTGGATTATTAAAATCTGCCTCAGTTGGATCAGTACTGAAGTTTGTTCCTACTACCAATATAACGTCTTCAATTGCAGTTACATCAGGATCAGGAAGTCTTAATTTATAAAACGGTTGAACCTCACCATCTCGTATTGTTTTTCTATATATATTACGTGTACCATTAATTACTACCTCACGTTTAGTAACCGTATATTTACTTATTATACCATTAGAATTTAATTGAGGTATTATCGATCTATTGGGGTCACCTAGATTTGATACTGGTGAATTCCAATCAATTGATTCCGTACTCTCAAATATCTGACCACCACCAACCACTTGAGCACCAGCTAATAAAGTAGGATAATATGATTCATCTGGCTGATCACCTTTTACTGGTATCGAAACAGAAAAATCAACCACCGTTACCGAAGGTCTGAGTGCAGGTATATTAAAACCAAGATTTTTTGCAATAGCTAATATCGATTCTCTTTGCTGTGCAAATTCTAATTGTGTTTCTTGAAATGCTCTATCCGTATTTATGCTTAAGTTATTAGCCACACCAGCATTTAAATCAATTAACATTGAACCAACACTAGAATCAGTAAAATCTTTTAATGTTTCAGGATAATACTGTTGAACTAATGATATTAGTTCCTGCTTAATCTCATTGAATGTTCTTTTATTATATGATACTCTTGAATGCTCCATAATTCTTTATTAACTTATATAAATACCTAGTAAGTATTATTATATATGGCACTACCACAATCATACAATTTTATGTATTTATTTATTCTCATATTATTATCTAAACTAATGTTTGAATCATATGATTTTAACATATTAACTAAATAATTTTTATTATAATTTTTATTTATATGTTTTTTCATACTTTTTACATAGTAATTATTAGGTTTCACTATTTCATTTAATTTAAAACCATTTAAAGTAAAAATATTATCTTTTATATTGTAGAATCTTAAATCTAAAGAAACATTAATATTTTTAATATTAAATCTATAAGTTGAATATTTTAATAACTTCTTTAAACAATTAATATCATCATATTTAGATATGAATTTAGTAATAATATAACTGTCTTTATTTTTACTAAAGCCAATGATTGAAAATAGTTCATTATGTATGAATAAACCAACTTTTATTGATGATGGAACATGTTCAAATAAATCATACTTATTAGTAAATTCAATATATTTATTAATTGGTATCTCTCTAATGTTAATATCTCCAATATTATCAATTTTATTTGTTTCTTTATTACAAATTGATTTTATAATTGATTTTACAACATCTTTTTTTTCACTCCACTCATCTTCAAATATTGTAATTAATCTAATACCTAATTCATCACATTTTTTTAATTTGTTTAAATGATAATTTTTATTTCTAAATAATTCAGAATGCCAATATAAACCACAAAATTCTATTGCAATATTATAATCTTTTAAATAAATGTCCAGTTCATAAGGTTTTATTATCTTTCTTGAATTACTTAATATATTGTCAATATTTAATTCATTTTTTATAAAATTTTTAATTTCTTTTTCACCTTTAGATATTGAATTACTACATTTTATACATCCTTTTCCTTGGGAATGGTTATTAGGGGTTTGATTAAACTCACCATGTTTAGGACAGATAATAGTCATATTATAGTCATAACCTTTATATGTATTTTTTACATATTTATATTTGTATTCATGTATTTTATTGAATTTAGAAAGTAATTTTTCAACATTACCAATCTGCTTATTAACACTTCTTTCTATTCCACATTTCTTACAACCCCATCCATTTAAATGTGAGGTTGGTGTTTGGTTGAACTCACCATGTTTAGGACAAACAATATTTACTTTAATTTTAGAACTTTTATAATCAGTTTTATTATATAAATATTTCTTACCATGTATTATTTTTGCTTTATTTATAAATTCAACTGTGTTAGATTTTTGATTACTACTGCAACTGGGGCAACCATTTCCATTAATATGATTATTTATTTTTTGATTAAATTTACCGTGCGTTTGACATATTATATCTACTTTATCATTAGTATTATTATAATTGACTAAGTCATAATTATATTTATTTGAATGTATTTTATTTGCTTTATTTATAAAATCATTAATATGTAATTTACGCCCACTACAATATGGACAACCTATTCCACCATAATAATGCGTTTTAGCACATATATTAAATATTCCATGTTTAATACATTTAATTTCAACATTGGTTCTTGAATTCACATAATTTGAAACAGTATAATCATATTTATTTCCGTGTATATTTTTAGATTTCTGAATAAAAATATCAGTATTAAATCTCATTGAATGTTCTTTTATTATATGATACTCTTGAATGCTCCATTTTATAGCGTTATCCTCAGTGTTCCTTGCTCTGAAAAAGTTTCTTCCGAAAATGTAAAGTCAATTACAATATCCACCTGATTTTCTTGTAGTCGATCACCTTGATCATCAACATCAGTATAGAACTGAAGATTGTCAATATCAAGTTGTGGTATGAATGTCTTTACTGTTAAACGAATTTCTTCTTGTATATCAGCAAGTGTAAAATTATCTCTTGGCTCAAAAACATATTGTAGTAAGTTTGTTCCATAATCTGGTTGATAATAGCGTTCACCTTTGTTAGTGAGAAGAAGTAATAATAAATTGGATGTGAGGGCATCCTTAGTTACTTCATTCAGTAAGAAAAGTCCTTTTTTCGCATTATCATCTTCCAGTGGAAACTTTATATTTATTGATGCCATATTTTTTTACTATAAATACATATAAAATAAAAAACCCATCAATAATGATGGGTTTTGATAGCGATAAAACTTAATTACTTCTTATCTAAACTATCTCCGTATCTTTCATGCAGTTTAATAAACCCTTCGTCCTTATTTGTGACGACTTGTGGTTTATGAATATTTGCTCTTCTTAGTAATTCTCCATAGTATGTACTAAGAAAATTTGCCATAGGATTATGATCACTCTCATAGTCTAATGCTTCTTTCATCATATGTGGAACTGACTTCATATTTCTTAATTTATAATAAAGTTATTTATTATAAATACCTATGGTTCGAAAAAAACTCTTATAAACCCTTCAATAGACCATCTATGGCATCTAACTCATTTAATATATTGTCCATATTCTGAAAAATATTCTGCTTTTTTTGC